ACGCAAGGACGCCCCCGGCGGACTACAGGATTTTTACAACCACTATCTTGGGTTGCCGTGGGAAAGGAAGAAAGCTGAGATCAAGCAGAATGATATTGAGATTTTAGTTGCCGAGTCACCGGCATACGACCGGCCAGAAATAGGGGCCATGGCCCACAATCTCCCCTTCAATTTAAATGTCATCCTCACCATGGCGGACGTCCAGCAATCCGGCTTTTGGTGGGGACAGTCAGGCTTGCGTGTAACCGCTGAAAAGAAAATTGAGCATTACGTTTTGGATTGGGGTGCGGCAGCTTCATTTGAAGATTTGGAAAAATTGATGGATCGAGAATACACCGGCCCGAATGGTGATGCGATGAAACCTTATCGGGGGTTGATTGATTCGGGGTACATCGCCAAACGGGAAAACGGTGTTTACGAATTCTGTTGGGCCAATGATGGGTTATGGTTCCCATGCCAAGGGCGTGTACTGGAAAATGGATTGCTTGCCCCGGTACGTGAAACCATCTTCACCCATAAAGGCGTTGACTTTGAGGCCGTGCAATTCCGTGACGATCTCGCCAAGGAAGAACTCTACATCTCGCGAATCAAAGACCGGGTGCGTCCGCTTTTCCTGCCACAGAAAATTGACATCCAACTTATTCAACAATGGATGGACGAAAAATTAATCAGCAAGAAAACCGAACGTGGCGGGGAAAAGCTGGTGTGGAAAGACCACGGCAATAATCACCTTGGTGACGTGTTTAAGCAAGCCATCGTGGGCGAGTGGTTGTTAACCGATGCACTCCTAAACCCGGACGGTGAAGACGACGGCGACGAAGCTAACAAGGAAGGTGCCATTGCAGAGGAAGCTAACAGTGCGGCTTAAGTATGGCCTTTTCTGGACGCAAAGTTGTCCCCGATATATCCCAAGCATTAGTTGACAAAGCAGAGGAAATAAACTATGCGGCTTGGGGTGGCGAAGATGCGGTTATCTGCAACCCGGACGGCACGCCAATTTTGAATGCGCGTGGCCTTCCCATAACCCAACAGGAAGCACTCTATGCTTCACCCGGCGTGGCATGGCTTCGCCAGCTTCGCGACTTGGCCCTAGGCAAGATCAACCAGAAGTCCATGTCCATGTCTTCGTTGACATCGGCCAATGTCAACGGTGAATCCTTTGTGCGAGAGATTGCCATCGATGCCGCCGCGATGCTGGATCAAATCAATACGGCGTTGCGCGAAGTGTTGGGCACGGAAGTCCGCATCACCTACACCCACTGGCGCGACATTCCCCATTAGAATTTTATGAGCTTCCTTACACGTCTCTATTCCGAACTCGGCATCAAGGCGGACGCATTTCCGCCGGGCCACAGTTTCACCAACAATGGATTGGGCACCGCGGGCATGTTTTTTGCCGGAGCCGGTGACAGTCAGACGCGCACGTCAACGGTGTTCATGCCCACGGATTCACGCCGTGAGTTGTACTACCAGAACCGCATGGAGATTCTAAAAAAATCCCGGTGGTTGTTTAATAATCTCGGGTTGCTTCGTCGTCTGGTAAACGGCGTGGCCCGGTACTCGGTGGGCGATGGTATCACGCCCATTCCTGAAACCACCGATCTTGCGTGGAACGCATTGGCTCAACAGTATTTTGATGATTGGGCAAGCAACGCCATTCTGTGCGATGTGCAGGGCAAGAAAACTTTTTGGGCCATGCAAAAGCAGGCCGTCAAGTCCATGTTGAAAGATGGGGAATTCTTTGCCATCCAAACCGCCGGTGCGGATGCGCCAGACCCCAACGACCCGAACAACCCCGAGTTGATCCCCGGACGTCCGCAACTGCAATGGGTGGAATCCCAAGTGGTAGCGAATGCCCAAGGTGAATCGCCGGACTTGAACAAGGACGGATTTCGCGAAGGCATCAAGTGCAACTCACTCAACCGCGCACAGACCTACCGGGTGCGTCGTGACAAGGACGTGCGTCTTTATGATCTCGCGGATTATTCGGACGTCCCCGCAGAGTCCATGATTCACGTCTTTGATAGTGACCGAGCCGGAATGGTACACGGGTTGCCTTGGGCATACTCCGGCGTCAACTCCTGCTTGGACATGCTGGACTTGAACAGCCTCGAAAAAGCGGCTGTCAAACTCCATTCCACTTTGGCCGGTAGCATCAAAAAGAAAACGGCGGATGCGGGCAAGCGTGGATTCTCCGGCAACCTTTCCCGCCGGAAGACCGTGGGTAAGGATGGCAAACAAGTCGTTACCGCGTTTGAAAATTTCATGGGCGGTGCCGCAATCCTGCAACTCGCCACGGACGAAGAATTTAATTTGCTGTCCAGTGACCGGCCCGCTTCCACGTGGATTGGTTTCATGGATTACTTGGTGCGTGACATCGCATTCGGGTTTGGTGTCTCACCTGAATTCATTTGGAACATTGCCGGAATTGGTGGGGCAAATACCCGGTTCATCCTGCAAGATTCGCAATGGTTCTTTGAGGAAATCCAGACGCTTCTCATTGATCTATTTTGCCAGCGCGTTTACGTGTGGGTCATTGCCCGTGCCATGAAGCGCAAGGAATTGCCCGCATGCAAAGACACCCGTTTTTGGGCGGCACGTTGGCAGGCACCCGCGCAAATCACGGTGGATATGTCGAAAGATTCCGCCGCGATTATCGAGCGCCTTAAGAATGGTCTCACCACATGGGAAGATGTCTATGCCTCACTTGGCCAAAACGCCACCAAGGTTTTGGACAAGCGCATTGAAGAACTCAAACGCACCATGGACAAGTGCAAAGCCGCCGGTGTTCCGTTCTCACTCCTCGTTCAACTTGACCCCGGCTCACCCGCCGCGCTCGCGTTGGAAGGTATCGAGGGAACCGGGGAGACGACGGCGACGACCAGTGCACCTCCCACTTCTGCACCGGCACCAACGGCAGACGAAAAAGCCGCAACCGACTTGGAAAACCGGATGTTGAATTATTCCAATGCGGTCAAGTCCGGCGTCATCACGCCCAATTCAGACGACGAAGATTATTGGCGCAAAGAGCTTGGCCTGCCGCCTATGTCTGCCGATGTCAAAGCCGCATGGAAAGCGGACGGAACGCGATTCCCTATCACGCTGCAACCGATGGAAAGCACCAAGCCCGAACCTCCCAAGGTTGTGGCAGCACCGCCGGGGGCACATCCGCCGCCCGTTCCCGGTGCACCTGCACCAAAACCCAACGCCCCCGCACCGGCACAACCTGCCCAAAAATAATATGAGCTATCCCCGCATTCTTCAAAAAGTAATGATGGAACCTTGGGCCATCATGCCATCCATGCATGACACCATCTGTGACATTCTCGTGGCCCACATGGAAGGCCGGGGTGCGGTCATGGAAAAGACGGCCATGGCCAATTTCCAGTTGCCCCGAGAAGAGATTAAAGCAGACTCCGGCAACCCACGGCCCGGCCCGCATGGCACGATGAAGCAACCCGGTAGCGCGTTGTATACTCGTGGTTCGCTTGCGGTCATCCCGGTTGATGGGGTTATTGGGATCAAGCTTTCCATGATGGAACAGCTTTGTGGCGGACAGTCAATCGAGGCTGTCCAGAACATGGTGGAAGCCGCCTACAACGACCCCAACGTAACCAAGGTTTTGTTTGATGTCTCATCCCCCGGCGGCATGACGTACTCCATTGCGGAAACCGCCGCCATGATTGCGGACTTGTCCAAGAAGAAAGAAACCTTTTCCGTGACGGAAGAATTGCAGGGCAGTGCCGCGCAATGGCTCGCCTCACAAACTCGTGCCAGCTACGCCACTTCCGCTTCCGTGGTGGGCAGCATTGGCGTGTTCACGGCCCGTTTGGATTTGTCCAAGCAACGGGAACAGGATGGCGAGAATCTTCAAATCATCAAGGCCGGTAAGTATAAAGCGATGGGTGCAACCGGCCCATTGACCGACGATGAACGTGCATTGCTGCAAACCATCGTGGACGAAAACTATGCAGATTTCACCAAGGCGGTGGCGAAGGGCCGTAACAAGTATGCGGGTAAAAACGTGACGGATGAAACGATGCAAGGGCAGATTTTTTCCGGCAAACAATCCGTGCAAAATGGCTTGGTGGACGCGCTTGTCCCATCCGTTCTTTACATGGTTCGGCAACTGTCTAGCTAACATTTCGCGATTAAGTATAACCCGTTAAACCGAAAGAAAATTTTATGCCCCGCAATTTTATCTCCAATATCGACGAAGCTAACCGCGTAATCGTGGAACTTGACGGCACCGTGGCGAACCACGCTACCGCGATTGAAAACGCGAAGACGGCGGCGACGACGGAGATTCAAGGCAAGCTTACCGCCGCTGAAACGCTGGCCAAGACGGAAGGCGAACGCGCCACCAAGGCCATCACCGATTTGGCCACTGCCAATGCCCGTGCGGATAAGGCGGAAGCCGATTTGAAGGACGCCAAGAACGCCACCGTTACCGGTGCCGCTGCCCCCGGCGTTGTTCCTGTGACCGGTGCCACCAAGCCGGACGACACCAAGAAAACCGAATTGACCGGACGTGCCCGCACCGTTGCCGCCATGGCGACGATGCAACCCAACATGGGAGCACGCAAGTAAGTTTCGGAAACCCCAATTTAACCCACCCCAAAGAAAGAACATACTATGCCCTTCGGAATGCCCACCATGCTGGATTTGGCCAAAGCCAAAGACAACGATACAACGATTGGTTTGATCGAGGAAAATATCGCGGTTATGCCCGAGTTTAATCTGTTCCCTTCCCGGCAGATTTCCAAAACTTCGTATCGCACGATCATCCGCACCGGGTATCCCACGGCGGCTTTCCGTTCCGCGAATTCTGGCCAGCGCCGTTCCAAGTCCGCGTTTGAAAACCGGATGACCGAATGCTTCATCATCGATACCCCCATTGCCGCAGACAAGCAGGTTGCGGACGCTTGGGAACCGGGTGGCGCTCCCGAGTATCAGTCCATCGAATCCGAAGGCGTGCTTATCGCCACCTCCCGCCGGGTGGC